GTAGGAATAAATAATTAAATATAAACCATTATTTTTTCTTTTTTGTTGCGCTTTTATTCGTCTTTGTTTTTTTTCTTGATGGTTTAGATTTTTTAGGACTTGGTGAATATTTCATAAACCATTCTTCATAATCTTTGTCACCTCTTGATAATTCTCTAAACTTCTTCGCCTTTTTAGAACGTATATCCTCGAGTGTCTCCTGATACCCATAACAATCAATTCCAAATCTTTGCAAAAGCCCCTTTTGTTTGAATCTATTTTTCATCTGAACATCAAATAAATACTGGGTCATGCACATTATTCTGTTTCTATTGTAATATGACCTATCCACCGACGAGAACGCCATATACATACTTAACATGGTGTCAATTGATGCAATCTTTATAGTCTTCCCACCAACTCTAAAGTTATTATAACTTACACATGCACTTGGTTTGTATAAAAATGCAACTGTATCACGTTCAACAATGATTTCGTAATGGGTAGATATGAGTTCCCCAATTTCTTTATGTGTCTGTATTTTTATTCCCTTAATTCCGGCATCCAACAATCTCTCTTTTATCATAGTTGCACTTTTGTATGGGTCTTCTGATAAGATGTCAAAATCAGGTTGCGAAACATATGATTTCTTCTGATTGGTTGTTAGATACTTGCTGTACAAGTCCATCGCAAATCCACCGAATAATACTACATCTAAATCTGAACTTGCATCTCTAATTGTGTTATAAATTATAGTTGGATCCTGTTTGCCCTCATATCCTCTGGAGAATTCGGATATACATTTCCCACGTTTTATCGGGTGATAGGTGTTCAATAGAATAAGTCGTTTGAGAACCTTTTCCCATCTAGATACATCACCATTAGGACGAGATAATTCAAGATACATCGACATTCTCAGATAATCTGGTGGTGCATACATTATTCCATTCACCTTTATAGCATCCTTTTTAATTGAATTGAATATTTCTGGTACGATATAAGTAATATCTGCAATAGGGGTAAAATTAACGTATAATTTATATGTACCATGATGCATACCGGCCTTTGCCTCAATCTCAATGAATCCTTCTGATGCATATATATCCGCTAACTCTTTCACATCTTTAATTGGGTCTATCGAGAAAAAATCATAATCAGGAATCTCAATGTCTTTATTATAGAACTGCGAATGTTTAGGTAATAAATTATTTATCGCCGTCCCACCATAACAAATTAACTTTTTTTTTTTAAGAAATTCTTCTACAATATGAATCATCTTAATAACATCTTCAGATTTCAATAAACGTTCCCCGACATTCTTTTCTATATTGTCAACTGCCTTTCTCAATATACTCAATTCTTTATCATTATCACTTGCAGAACGGATTGTTTTTACACCAGACATATATAATTGTTACATAATTATTAAAAGTAGGAATGTAATTATATATTTAAATAGTAATTTCCATATTACCCCCAATTTTTACTGTTCTAGATGCTAATGAACTAGTGTCTACGGGTGGTACGACAGTCGTTGTATCAGATGTTCTATATTTATCATTTTTTAATACAAATGATTTATGTACATTGTCAAAATATTTATTATATTTAATCATATTTTCATCATTGGACTGAAAACACATTGCTATAATTTGGATGCCCCGATTAATACAATTGTCCATATCCGGATTCACTGGATATTTCCCCTTAGTTGGCATACATATAGTCATATTTAGTTTATTATGTTCTTCAATATATGTAATATCATCATCAGTTGCATTTACATATATATCGTCATACCGCCGTTGTTGTAAATAGTGTGTACCGCTTGCCATATTTGTATACTCGAATAACTCGGTCTCCTTATACAACGGATTTGTTCCATCCACAATAATAACAACCTTATTCATAAGGTCTACTATAGGAATTTCTCCTAGATTTTTCCCATTATTTTCATATCCGTTTATGGAGGTCGTCAGTAGTTTAGTTCCGAAAGCATCCCGTAGTACTTTGGCGATCTCATCATATACGTATATGAGAGAATCATCTACAATTTTAATCCTAAAATGTAACAATAGTGGATCATCTGGTGCTGGAGAGTTTAATAGGGTGGTTGATACTCTTAGCATTGTATCATGGAAGTCGATGTAATTATACGTGCCTTTAGTTGTGGGTTCATTATCTATATTTGACGATGCTGCGACACATGGTTTACCATCAATTGAATATATTTCAAAATCAAGCAGTCGAGCGCCCTGGTTAATACAATTATCCAGCGCACATAATTCCACATACCCTTTCTTAAAATTATCCAACGCACATGCATTGTACGCAGATTTTATGGTATAGTCTCTTAATAAATGTTTTACGGGAATATTAGCAATCGATTGTATATTTGGATTGATCCTATTTTCATACAAATCCGAAATTTTACTACAATCACCTGATTTATTAGAAGTCAAAGAAGATACCATCACCCCAATTAATGAAACAATTATAAATATAATAATCAATTCAATCATCTATATTATAATATTACATTAACTTAAATAATTTTATACATATCTTATAATGCCGGGTGGACTATTAAATTTGATTTCTGTCGGGAATCAAAATATACATCTCAATGGGAATCCATCAAAGACATTTTTTAAAGGTTCTTTTGCAAAGTATACGAATTTTGGTTTACAAAAGTTTAGACTGGATATGGATGGACAACGGGACATTCGGTTAACCGAACCATCGGTGTTCACATTTAAAGTGCCACGATATGCAGATTTGCTTATGGACACATACATATCTATAGACATTCCTTCTATATGGAGTCCGATCCATTACACAGATGAGGGAAAATGGGTACCATATGAGTTTAAATGGATTAAGAATCTGGGAACAATGATGATAGATGAGGTTAGACTAATGATAGGTGGTCAAACTATACAGAAATTATCAGGACATTATATTCATAACGTTGTTTCACGTGACTATAATGTAACAAAAAAGGAATTACACGACCGAATGACAGGAAACACTCTAGATATTTATGACCCTGCAAATTATACCGGAAGATATGGGATGTATCCAAATGCATACCCCAGTTCATCATTGGATACGGTGTCGGAACCATCCATACGAGGTCGCGAGTTACTAATTCCACTTAACGCATGGTTTACAATGACATCTAAAATGGCACTGCCTCTTGTAAGTCTCCAATATTCAGAAGTAAAAATAGAGGTTACAATTCGCCCAGTCCAGGACCTGTTTACTATTTTAGATGTGGAGAGTGAAAGTGGTGTAGAGAGACAACGAATACGACCAAATTTCTCAAATGGGTTACATAGTTTTTACAGATTTCTCCATCCACCCGATAACTCGTTGGGTATTTACAGTGATACACGAACATCATGGGTACCAGACATCCATCTTATATCCACCTATGGTTTCCTAGACGAGGACGAAATACGCATATTTGCAAATGAAAATCAGAGATATTTGATAAAGGAGGTGCATGAGGTAAAATTTAATAATGTTGTCGGAACACAACGATTAGACTTGAAAAGTTTGGGTATGGTAACAGATTGGATGTGGTATATTCAGCGATCTGATATTAAAAGTAGAAATGAATGGAGCAATTATTCAAATTGGAAGTATAGTGGTGTATTACCGAGTGGAGTGATGACGTCCGATGCAACTAATTCGGTTGAACTATATGAGGATGACGCCGCAACCGATCCAGTGTTCCCATTAGTAGACGATAATGGAAATGACATATATATTACCGGTCCATATAGTTACGAGAATGTGAAGAAAATAATGACCCGATGCGCTATTATTTTTGATGGAAAATATAGAGAAAATGAGATGAATCCTAGTATATTTGAATGGATTGATAAATATTCTCATACAAATGGCAATGGTCCAGAATGCCTATATTCATATAGTTTCTGTCTCAATACTGACCCATATGTATCTCAACCATCTGGTGCGATTAATATGACGAAATTCAAAAAGATAGAGGTTGAAATATCAACGATAGAACCTCCATTAGATCCAAATGCGGCGACATATAGTATATGTGGTCCAGATGGAGGTGTCATAGGTGTAAATAAGTCAACGTGGGACATATATCAGTATACATATGATGTCAATTTCATAGAACATAGGTATAATATATTAGATATCTCGTGTGGAATGGCATCCCTTATGTATGCAAGATAACTGCACTATGATAAATTGAAATAATATGAATCATGTTTGGATTTATATTATTGAGATATGAGTGAAATGAATAACACCATAAACGAACGTGGATGTGTAACAAAACACTATACATTAACTGCAAAAAACGACAATTGTATATATCAGACAGAGAAATGGAGTACACTGATCTCTAGTGGATGTTATGTACAATATGAGGTTACCCTTAATTGTTACTCAGGCACGTTTGAGATAGAAGTTACAGATGATGATTATGAATTGTTATTGAATAATGAAGACGATATTATCATAAATAACATACCAGGAGCAATATGTGTGGAAGTTACAAATGGATGGAGATACGACGAGTGCATTGTAGATAAAGAGAAATATACATCGAGTGAATTAAAAGAACTACATACACTTTTATATGTTGACACGGAAAACCCAGATGATGAAGAAGTAGATATAGATACATTGGAACAGAATGGATGGACAATGGACGACACTATTTACTCTATAACAAATGGGGTCGTGTTAACAATATGATATTTTAATATCATCACATTACTAATTTTATATTTAGGTGCTGTTAACACACATTGTATTGAGAAGACGATTAACAAAGTACATAAAGAATACATTGAGTGAGAATGTCATTGATGTTACAAGGAAATGAGAATCGACCTTTTTAGGGGAGGATACAACGGCGTAGACAATCCCTATAATAGACATCACGAACGATACTCCGAAAAATACCGAAAGAATATAAAAATATAGGCAATATTCCTGGGAGAGGGGACCAAAGTAAGACATCAAATCGTTCATTATATATTAACACAATATTTTATTGATACATAAATTAATAAATAATAAGTAAATAAAAATTACTAATTATTCCCTATAATTTGAATGCTAACATTTTAGAAATGACGTCTTACTCTTCTATTTCTAAAGCCTTGGGTGACAGTCGCGGGTGGAGGGTCAGGGTCAGGGTCAGGGTCAGGGTCAGGGTCAGGGTCAGGGTCAGGGTCAAGGTCAGGGTCAACGGGTTCATCAGCATTGGTTCCATTGACCCCCATGTTTGCTCCGCCTTCTCTAAATCCCTCTCGCGAACTCATTGTAACTAGTGCACACAAAAACCCTATAAATGGAAGCGCCAGTAGTAACCACGATATCTGTGTAAACCCATTCTTACATAGAGAATCAAGAACAATAGTCCAAAATACAATAATAATACCTTTGAATAAGAAAACAAGACCAGTATTTTCCACATTCATTTTATAACCACAAAAGGTATAAGATTTGGTTTTACCCGCATTCTGGAACATTGCAATAACAATTGCTAAAATAGAAATAATCAGGTAAATATAAGCGGGGGTACATAATTCCTTAATGATTCTCATATCGTTTGGTGTCATATACTTGCGGGATACCTTAGGTGGCGGGAAATTTCTCGAACGAGGCATATATATAACTCATATATATTTATTTTATTCTATATCAACATGGGTCAATAAATGACGTCTGCAACACTGGCGAGTTAATCCAAGTTCATCCATCACGATACCTTCTGGTGTCTTGTCCTTTGTATTTTCTGTAAGATATACAACATTATCAGAATTATATTCTCCTTTTTTTGCCTTTAATTCTGATACTTGTCTTTTAAAGAACCGGTATTTATCTGCTATAACATTTCCACAGGTGAAACATTTGATTGGGATAATCATTTTAGGTGTTATATGTTAATATTTTAAATATCAATTTTATTTATCATTCATAAAATTATGGATTAGTACGTCAGACGATTTATTAACAATTTTTCCCGCAAGTGTACAATTTTCGTATATACCACGTAACATTCCGATTGGCGCTGTAGTACCCGTTTTGATTATGTTGTTTCTCTTAAGGGTTCTTTTTATATTGGCAATGCTGTGTTTTTTTATTGACGTTATTTCTTTATCTATATTCTTTTTTAGATTTATATTTTTCAATAATATTCCTATTTTTCTACCGTGTATTCCTATACTATGCCTCATTGTTTTGTTTATAGATGCACATATCATCTTTTTGCCTGAATTATCAATTGGTTGGTTATTATCTGGTACGCGGTCCCGAAGTGATCTAGTTTTTTTCCAAGACCGATATGTAGGTTTATTTCCCTTTCTCAATATACCATATGGTGGATCAGGGTTTAATGTCGTCTTCTCTAGTGGTACATTGTTGTCATATACAGAATGAATATCATTTGGGTTATCGTGTAGCGGCATACAAACTACTGATTCATCAAATGACTCCGTTTTTATAGGTATATCATCAACTTTATTATGTGACGTGTCATCAGGTGCAATGTCTCTTGGCGATAACGCGATTTCTTTAGAGACCGCAACGGAATCTTTTATACTAGATAATTGATTGTCATTTGTATCCAATGGCACTATTTTAGGTGTAGATGAGTCAGATGTTGTAGGATGTGATTCAACGGACAATTCTTTGGTGTTATCATGTTTACTAGAATTTAACATTTTGAAATAATCAATAGACGAACCAAACTCATCAATATCATTTGTTTCGTTATCACCTTTTATTTTACCCAATAATGCGGCATTTGCACGTGGGTCACGTTTACGATTCCTACTATTCGACTTATTTGCCTTGCGTGGTTTATCAAACCCTTCACTAATTTTGATTGTTTTCATTCCATCTTCCATATAAACCATAACAATATATTATGAATTAGGTATGGAACTAATTGTTACCATCGGTCTTTTTTAACATTTATTTGTGGTCCCTTAGACTTTCTGTTATCTCTGGGGTTATATGCCTGTGTGTCGTCATCATCCGAGTCTATATCCTTCGATAACTCCCAATATTCTTTTGACCCCAATTTAAAATCTTCGTGATTTTGCGCCTTATACCAGAAAATCTGTTCTTGGATTTTATTTGATTTTGAGTTATTATCTATCACTAGACACTCGAAGTTTTCCGTACATTGATCCATAACTTGTGTGAATGATTCAAATGTTGGAAACATACCAGCATAATTTTCCCATATCCGTTTCCTATTGTTTATATATGGTTCCCGTAGGATAAAGACGTAATCTATATTTGTTCTTAGATTTGGTGGTATACCAAGCGGATACTGCATTGTAATGATAAGCATAACTTTCCAGTGTCTACCATTCATAAAAAGTAGTCTCATCATTTTATCTTTTGTCCATGAACCATCATATAGACAATCGTCAAGAATCACAAATGCTCTAGGGTCTATTTTGGTTGGACGTTTGTGCATTTCTTCGTCTTTTTTTATTCCCTTTAATACTATTTTCTGCCGCTTTAGAATATTTTCTATAATGGATGTATTGTACTCGTCGTGTATAAATAGTTTAGGAACGTGTTTACTGTAAAAACCATTTCCTGCTTCTGTGCCAGAAATCACCGTTCCAATAGGAATATTTTTGTGGTGGTAAAGGAGATCTCTTACTAAAAAACTTTTGCCAGTATCTCTCCTACCAATTAAAACCACTACAGGTCCTTTATTCTCATCTGGTCTAAAACTGATTTTTTTCATATCAAATTTGTTAAGAGACAGTTCATTCATATAGAATAATATAGTAATTTAAATAAACATATAACGCATATAATATGTTTGTTAATCCATATTTATTTGGTTATGAAATATATGGATATTAATTCAACATTAAATATTATGGATGTTTGTGAATATAACCCAATACATACATTAATTGGGTGCAATTATAACAACCAGATTCCAACAATGAAGATAGATGGTTCTGATATTGGAAATGTACAGACTACAGATGGAAATAATGTTCACATTAAACTTTCCCCTTTACTGGACCCACTGAAATATATGTCTGGATCATACGATACAACTGACACGAATTTATTCAATATACCACACACTGATAAAAGTGAAAATTGTCACACCAAGATTATGAATCCATTTAATAGTGCATATGTCGATGCATTATTTTATAACCTATCTAGTCGAGTGAATGATAAATATAATATTCCACATTGTGTCAAGTATTATGGTGAATACAGTGGTGTAAAAAAAGAGTATAATATAAATCTTGAAGATGATATAGAATATATATGCGATTCTGAATTTTTCGTAAAAAATAACGGGACTCTATTCAACGTTGATATCCCAAACGAAGATGTAAAGACGTTGCCTCGTGTTACCATAAGCGATAATATAGAACTTAATGATGTATGTGAAATCAGTGATTTAGATGACTTAATGTCGGGACTTTCGGTTGATAAGGTGAAAGACCATATATGTGTTGGAAATGATGACACTATACACCTCGAATCTGACGCTGATTCGGATTGTTCGTCTAAATCATCTAACACCGACCCAAATTATGATGAAGCAGATGATTTATTATGTGAAAGTGACGAAGAGTCATCGGACTCAGATTCATCTATAGGGTGTGACGCAGTTCTTAAATCATTCCCAGTTCATGCAATATATATTGAGAAATGCAAAGGTACGCTAGACGACATTATGCCTTCAATTGATAACAACGAATGGGAATCAGTTGTATTTCAAATTTCAATCACTCTGGCAATCTATCAAAAACTTTTTGATTTCACACATAATGACTTGCATACAAGTAATATTATGTACATCAATACAGATGTTAAATTCTTGTATTATAAGTTTATGGGAAGACATTACAAAGTCCCCACTCACGGGAAAATATATAAAATAATCGATTTCGGTAGAGCAATATATCGATTAGAAAATAACCTAATATACAGCGATAGTTTTGAATCTGACGGTGATGCGTACGGACAATACAACTTCGGACCAATTAAAAATGATAGCGGTGTAGATATAGAACCCAATAAAGTTTTGATTTGACCCGATTAGGATGTTCTATTTATGATTTTGTCATTGATGACGTAGAAAACGGGGAAGATTCTGGCATAAAGAAACTAATATGTGAGTGGTGTTTAGATGATGATGGAAAAAATGTTTTGTACAAAAAAGATGGGTCCGAAAGATATCCGGGATTTAAATTATATAAAATGATATCCAGGAAAGTTCATAAGCATACACCTGAGAATGTCATTAGTAACAATATATTTGATAAATTCATTATTTCCAGGAAAAACATTAAGAATAAGAATATTCTAAATATAGACAATATGGAATTTAACTAGGTATAGGATAATTATAACAATAATATTTATTATAAGTATATTATATAAGATGATGAAAAAGGTGTTGGCAGCAGCAATCGTATTCATAGTGTTGATGTATATTGCTATTAGTATGTTTGGGAAGAATAATACAATAGGCAAATATGCAGTAGCAACCGATATGCAGGAGATAAAACCAGTCGATATACCTGAGGGTGAAACTGGAAATGATTCAAAGTATACATACTCAATGTGGATTTACATCGATGATTGGAGTTATCACTTTGGTGATAAGAAGGTTATACTTAATAGGAAGGACCCTATTAGTCCTCAACACTACCCAAAAATTTATCTTGGTGAGCGTAACAATGATTTAACGATATCTATGACATGTCTTCCTACTGACATTAATCCCGACTACACTAACGAGGAATGTACAATTAACAATGTGCCAATACAATCTTGGGTACATATAGCAATTAGTGTATTCGGAAGGACAATGGATACATATATGGATGGAAAACTCGCAAGAACGTGTGTATTTGATGGTGTACCTGTGACCCCATCTACATCAAGCAGTATACTTATTACACCAGGTGGTGGGTTTAGTGGTTATACGGCGGGTGTACAATATTTCCCTGATGCAAAAAATCCATACGAGATATATAATATATATAAGAAGGGATATAATGGTACAAGTGGTATGTTTGAAAGTATATTCGGACGATATACAGTAAAGGTTAAAATTGTCGACAAAACTGCCAAACAAACCGCATAATGTTTTATTATGGATAACATTGATATAGAATTATATTACTTGTATTTACGGCAAGTAATACAAATAAGAAAATTAAATATTTATGTAGGTATAATATATGGATGATATATATATGGATGATATGTTAGAAAAGGTTACTCCTGCAACGACAGTATATTCGAATGAAATAACCAAATTCCTCAATTCCACATCCGCGGTTGATATAAGTGTATTCTTTTTTATCACGTTGGTTATAATGGTTATACTTTTACAGGTGATAATATACATATTCTCGTCTAATTTTGTTCCGTCTGAATCTCCTACTCTCATAAATGGTATGATATCAGGGACAGAAATTATTACTATTACACAAGATCCAAGTCTAAAAAGGTCGATACCAATCAAACGTTCAACGAATAATGATGGTATATCATTTACGTGGTCTACTTGGTTGAATATAAAGAACATAACTGACCAAGATGACGCCGGTAGAAGCAGATATGCGAATATTTTTCACAAGGGTGATGGCAGAACCATACCGTCTTCTGTAAATAAGGATATGTCAGGTATTTCCGAACCAAATAATGCACCTGGAATGTATATAGAAAGAGGAACAAATAATATCGCTGTCATTATGAATACGCACCTCAAAATCTATGATATGGTGATACTCAGAAATATACCTATAAATAAGTGGTTCAATATTGTAATACGTGTATCTAAACAACACACTATGGATATATATATAAATGGTAAATTGGTGAATCGTCACATTTTACGCGGTGTACCAAAACAAAATTACGGCAATGTACACGTTGGTGGATTTGATGGATATATATCATCCCTTAGATACTTTGCAAGTGAATTAAGTTCAGTTGAGATTAACGATATAGCAATGGATGGTCCAAATCTTACACCAATATCAAACGATTCGGATTCTGCGACTAGTCCAACAAAGGGTGGACAATATCTTGCACTTCAATGGTTCCTCTCCGGACAGAACTACTAAATTATATCTGTTCTTCTAGATAGTCATTTGATATTCCACCTTTTCCAAGTTCTACTTCCTCATACCTGGTATCCGTATTAATATTTAGTGGTGATTGTCCTTCTGACCCAACAGATGATGAAGAAGAAGAAGAGGATGATATGGTTGATTCGGTATTATTTGCTTTTTTATAATTAAACATCTTTTTTTTAGGCGGAAGTTTGAGTAATTTATCACTGAACGAATTTTTCATTAGATTACTTTCTTGGAAAAGTAACCTATATCTATCATAAAAATCGTCCAGGATTTTATTTGCATCATCGTCTCTATTTGATTTATCTAAATTAAGCACCTTGTATATATCGGTTGCTAATGAATAATATTGTTTCGATTTCTCGAGTTCGTTCTCTATATTTTCCTGTAATTTCAAATATAATTCCATTGAATTTATGATACCAACTACAAGAGAAATTAGACATGTAATTGCTGAAATGTGTTGTTGTGCAATATAACTCTGTAATCCAACGGATGAAACTGACGCGACAGATGCGAGTATTATCGTTGGTATACGGAAATAACTAGATATTCTCTTATAATAAAAATATGCCTGTTTATGTTGACCACTCATATATACACAATTAATTCGTATTTGGTCTAATATGCTTTCAATATCCGTTGTCCATCTACTCATATAACATTATGAATGATAATATTTATGGTTGCTTATTTACTATATAATATTTTTAACTGATAATATTATATAACAATGAGTATAGACGAACAGAATGAGACAATTCATACATGTAAATATACGAATAATGTATTGACCCCATTAGGGTCAAGAGATACTGGTTCAACAATATCATTATTGAATAATCCAACGTATAAAACCGATCGTAAAGAAAATATTCTCAAGTATAAAAATGTTAACATTACAAATAAGCGTATGTATGCCCGTGCTATTAGAGGATACCACGCAAATCGTAATACAATTGGGGTCCAGTCTGTCAAATTAACAAACCCAAATGTGAAAGGTCTCAGAAGAATTATCAATAGACTCATATGTGCTAGATTAACTAATTAGGGTACCATATTCATCTTGATTGTACCATGATGTCTATAAATACTGTCCCAGTTTACATCATCTATCGTGTAACGTTCAATATCATCATATTTTTCACGAATCGTTATCCTTGGAAACTCATAAGGGTCCAATTTGATTTGTGTTTGCAGTGGTTCGATATGTTCTTCGTATATGTGAACATTTCCGAGAAAATATACAAATTCGTCTGCAATTAGATCACAATGTCTCGCTAAAATATGGGTAAGGAATGAATAAGACGCAATATTAAATGGGACACCCAGACCAACGTCACAACTTCTCTGGTATAATGCACACGATAAATATTTACCTTGTCTTACATTGAATTGTGCCATAATGTGACATGGAGGCAATGCCATTTCTTCAATCTGTTCTGGATTCCATGAAGAAAGTACCAGTCTACGAGATGTTCGTTGAGTTGGGTCCTTTAAACTTTTTATAATATTTAGTAATTGGTCTATGCCTTTACCGCTGTAATCACTTTCACAATTCTCATATGGTGCATTGAAATGTCGCCATTGGTGACCATATACAGGACCAAGGTCACCTACCATATTTTCAGTTAATCCCCTATTATCTAAAAACTCGCGGGTAGAATTACCATTCCATATATTAACATTGTCTTTATTTAATTCAACATTGTTCGTTGAACCACGTATAAACCACCGCAATTCGTTGAAACATGTTTTCCATGCAACCCGTTTTGTTGTTAATAGAGGCATTACACCATTCTTTAATGAAAATCGCATTGAGTAACCAAATAGAGATAATACCTTGCCATTTCTAGATATTTCTTCAGACCCTTTATCTAAAATATCGCGAATTAATTGAATATATTGATTTTCTTCATGCGCCATATAGTAATTCATACATTAAAAATGATTCATATTATCTAATTGATTTTAATAAAATTGAACCAATTCATATAATATGAATTAAGTACAAGAACCATGCCTTTATCATATGAAGAATTTGTCAACGAGATGGGTAAACGATGTCGCACGGATACCCACCTTTTGCGGTTGTTGTCTACATTTGATTGGAATAGTGACGATTATGAAGATTGTCTATATTTTGACTTAATATACACAATCAATTGTTATTCTCGTAATGAAACAGATGAGTACAAGGTAATGGACATTTATGAGAGGATGTTGGCAGATGTTATTCGCAACGGATATGGTCACATACTTGATCGATTGGTGATTCATCGTGATAGATTGTTTAAATTCTGGTATATAAAGATAATAATGCCAAATGCTTAATAATTATCAGATTTCCATTCTTTCCATCGCTCGGGATCTACAACGCCATTTACCATAATATATGTTTGCATATCCTTCCATTTTTCAATGGTTCGCCTAAATTCGGGGGTCGATTTGTCAATTTTCCGGTGTCGAGCATATTCATATGGAGAATGGTAACAAAATCGAACTGGGTCTGGATTTACAGGTTCGGTCAAATTGTCGATTACGTACCCGTCATTTGTGTATCGTCCAGTGACATCAGATACGGTGTACAATGAAAGAGAATCGTATGTTCCACTCCTTATACCTGTTGGAACACCCGTTTCAGCGTGGAGTATCATAGTACCTACCCCTCGCATTGGATATCCAATTCGTCGCCTATAATAAACTTTTTCATCAGGATCTTGATATTTAATATCTGTATCCTGTGGCATTGACTCAATATCTAGACAAGGCATTTACAATTAACATATGGTATATGTTTAAGTATATATATTACAATTAATTTCAATTGTTAAATTAATATGAACAAATCACTTGATATCTCAGAATATACGCTTGACGATATATTGAAATTATTCAGGATAGAACCGAATTGTATTAATGAAGATAATATGAAAAAAGCAAAAAAAATAACACTTATGACACATCCGGATAAATCTGGAAAAAGTCCAGATATATTCATATTTTTCTCTAAGGCGTATAATATATTAAATGAAGTGTATAAGTTGTCTATTAGGAAAACAAGAGTGAAAGACCAAGAATACGAAGATGTATTACCATCTGAAGTGATAAATAAGTTACTTGCCACGGACAATTTCAATGCATTATTTAATGAAATGTGGAACAAGGCATCATCTGCGAATGAGACAACTGGTCACGGTAAATGGTTATCCTCAGATTCTGATTTTTATGGAAATGATGACAAAAGTGCAGATAAAATAAGAAATGATATAAGGGGGAGACAATTAGCAGTTCGCACTGAACCAGAGGCAATGTGCAATTCATTTGGCACCGAATTGGACGGGTCACAAAGTGCACAAACTGGTAAATATGAAGACATCCGCAAGGCATACACCGAAACTATAGTTGGTGTAACAAACGACGATTATAATAGTAAAAGAAAGTATAATAATGTGGATGAACTTGTACGAGACAGGGCAGCCAATATAGACATAGGAAACGACCATGAGGTAAAATTGGAAAGACAAAAATATAAATCAGGTGAAGATGATACCAGAATCATATACGAAATGGTGAAACAGGATGAAAATAATAAACGATTCATAGATACCGCTATTTCACACGTAATGCGATTATGTAACTAAGTCACATCATATTTTGTATCCATAGTTTTATAATATTTGGATCGCCGTTGCAAATACCATTATCGTGTAGATACCATTTCTCGCGTTTATGTGGTTCCCATAATAGAAATGCAGGTATTCCATTGACCATCCTGTGTTTTTTCAGGGTTGTATATATTTCAACCGATTCATCTACATTAAGGTCAATAATAATAAATTTACTATCCAAATTATAGGTTTTTTTAATGTTATTCCATGCAGGAGTTATTCGGGTGCACGGTCTACACCAGTCTGCATATAATCGCACAATTACCTTCTTATTCTCAATAATACCATTCTCTAATACTGCCATTAAGTGTTCAATATCCATTACGATATAATATATTGTTATATTTAAATCCCCTGTAGATTATACTATTGCGATAATCCAATTATTTTAAATATAATCTATTATTAATGTGTGGTATTTTTGGGATAATTAAAAACAAAGGTGATGTGAGAGCACAAATTCTAACCGGATTGAAACAACTACAGAATCGAGGGTATGACTCTTGTGGTACAGGTCTAATGGGAAAAAATGAATTTATAATACATAAATATTCACAAGATATTCCTAAAAATATAGATGCATTAGAGGAATTGGATAAAGAATTAAGCAAATTAGATTACAATGAATACAATATAGGTATTGGACATAATCGATGGGCAACGCATGGGGGAAAGACCGATATTAACGCCCATCCACACGTTTCAACATCAGGTACATTTATAATTGTTCACAATGGTATAATTGAAAATTATAATAGTATAAAGGATAGATTGGTCCGTGAAGTGGATTATACATTTTACTCGAGCACAGACACAGAAGTAATAGTAGCGTTACTTGAATATTATTATGATAAAACAAATAATACACCAGAATCCATAAAAATGACCATTAATGAATTAAGTGGCACGTATGGATTGGTCATATTAAATAGTAACGAAAGTGACCGAATCTATTGTGTTAGAAATGGTTCACCTATATTAGTAGGATTATCAAGCGACGAATGTATCATAACATCAGAACAGAGTGGATTCTGCAACAACATTGAAAATTACATAACGTTAGAGAATGACGACATTTGTTGTATTTCTTGTACTAATACGGTAATATCTATGACAACGTCTGGTAAATATACAAAACGAAATACGACAAATTTTAAAAGGGACTTTACACCTGCACCATATGATCACTGGACGATAAGGGAAATACACGAACAATCAGTCATTGTACAGAATGCAATAAATCTAGGAGGGCGAATCAAAAGTGAAAGTGGTGTTAAACTGGGCGGACTTGATACCAACATTGAAGAGTTGGAACACATTGAACATATAATAATATTAGGATGCGGTTCGTCATTTAATGCAGGGGAATGTGGTGCTTATTTTATGAAATTATTGTGTAACTTTACTAGTGTTCAAGTAATAGATGGTGCAGAATTGACACATTGTGATTTACCAAAGAAGGGGAAAATTGGATTTATATTAGTGTCGCAATCAGGCGAAACAAAGGACCTGCATCGATGCATGGGCGTCGCACTGGAAAAAAAAATAACGACAATCGGGGTAATCAATGTGGTAGATTCAATGCTTGCGCGTGAAACTGATTGTGGAATATATTGTAATTGTGGTGTTGAAGTTGGAGTTGCTTCAACCAAATCATTTACGTCTCAAGTGGTTTGTTTGTCATTGGTTGCATTGTGGTTTTCAGAGAAACAATCGATGCATTCAAGTCTCCGAAGAAAAGTAATTACGAGTTTGAGAAATCTATCAAATGACATAACGGTTACATTAAAAAACGTATCCCCACATATACCTCAAGCGATAGAGAATATGGACTTATTAAATACAAATAGTATGTTTATATTAGGTAAAGGGTGTGACTACTCTATATCCAATGAGGGTTCACTTAAAATAAAAGAACTCACTTATATCCACGCAGAAGGATATTCTGCAAGTGCATTGAAACACGGACCATTTGCACTTTTAACAAAGGAAACACCAGTACTTCTTTTAAATTGTGACCAAATGCATACAGATAAGATAATGAATTGTTACGAAGAGGTATCAGCGAGGAATTCTCCAATATTATTCATTACCAATAGATGTGCGGGATCAATGGAAAATGTCATACGGGTAGAAAGAAATGAATATTACGGATTTATATTAGGATTGATACCATTACAATTATTATCTTATTATGTAACTATTAAAAAAGGTTACAATCCAGATAAACCAAGGAACTTGGCAAAGGTTGTAACCGTCGAGTAATTCCCATAGTTATATAATATTTAAATGTAATGTGATTTAAATAGTCAAATGGATATCTGTCCACAACACATATCCAAATCGGCATATTATTCGATTATATTCATATCACAATGTATTTACGTATCCATCTACTATAATTATTATTTATTGACGATGTTATTATCGGGTCTTACAGTTACAAGTGTTTGCTTTTGGAGTGATTGTAGCGATGTCTCTATTCGAACCATTGATATTGCATTTGCGGTCACTACTCTGGGTGTAAAAAGTTACATTGCATTAACTGATTTCACACCATTTTACAGAACCGTTTGGTTTATATCCTTATCAATTTCCATTATCGCAAACTATCTCAATCACAAATTTATTGAATACAAGGATAAGTTAATGATTGAAGATGAGAAAGTTCATTATATATCTACATATACCCATATGTTTTTCATCCATTTCTTACCAACTACGACATTCTCATTATGTGTTATATTGTCATTTGGGTTTTTAAATTGATATATGATAAAATTGATATGATGCAACCATATAAATATATGATAAGATGATGAGTCGAATTAACCTATTCTTCAAGTGCTTTAGTGTTCATAATATTCCACTGGAACGCGTTTCATATTCTGATACGATTCCTTATATTCCACCGGTTTCAAATGGGAAGGTAGTGAAGGTTTATGATGGCGATACGTTTACCATAGCGACAAAATTGCCCCACAATAAAACACAATATTATCGATTTCCTGTGAGGATTAAGGGGATTGACACACCTGAATTGCGGACGAAAAATCAAGACGAAAAGAAATATGCCATTATCGCACGTGATTACCTGGTCGGTATGATTAACGATAAGGTAGTTCGTCTTGAAAACGTAGAATTTGAGAAATATGGAAGGTTGCTCGCTGATGTATATGTTGGGGATGTCAACGTTTCAAAAGAAATGCTTGCGAAACGTTATGCTGTAGAGTACGACGGCAAAAAGAAACCGGTCATCTCATGGGATGAATATGTAATTCCAATGTAAGAGTCGTTTGATAATACATAATATTTTTTTAAGTGAATGTCCAGTTTGTTTTATATATAAATATACTATAAATGAAGTCAAGTTTATATAAAAATCAAATGATTATGTTTGTGGTAATGGTCATTGTTGGTATGTTATTCAATCCTATGAATATATTAGCGTATCGTTTGTCAGACCTTTATATGTCACAAACACTTTTTTATGGTGGTTTATTGATGGCGTCAAATATGATGTGGGCGCATGAAATCGTTCATTATTTATCTATGGGGCATTTTAATATGTTAATTTTCTCGATTGGAACAATGTTGTCTATTTGCATATCAATATTATTGCGACAACAACTATTGGTTGATGATAAACAATGGTTAAGACGAATGATACCACATCATTCTACTGCATTAACAACATCTCATAAAATATACAATAAAACAACTAATCCAGAAATAAAAAGGTTAGCGAAAGAAATTATTGATACTCAAGAAAAAGAGATAAAATTAATGAAATCTATGTTGTAATATTAACCTTACGCTTCCTTTTGGATTTACGCTTCCTTTTGGATTTACGCTTCCTTTTGGATTTACGCTTCCTTTTGGATTTGTGATTTACACCGGCAGCAAGGTCACTAATAGTGTCAAAATCTACCGGCGCCATATCATTTTCTGGATCTATATTTGATATTCTGGAGCATGATAGGTCTAATACAATAAGAGGTATGCCGTGTGGAATTATCTTATTTTTTTCAATATATTCTAATATGTCTTTAAATGTAACCTCCCCAATAAGTGGTCTACTTTCATTGTAAATACCTTTTAAATCTTCGTAATTATAAACCTTCTTATTAGCGTGACGCAATAACTTTACAATCTCGTGCCGTCCACTTAACCCTTTTGATATTTTCTCCAACTTGAGATGCCACGCACTAAAAAATAAATCATATTCTTGACCACCATATATCATTTTAACCGATTTATTATCGTTATGAATAAATACCTTGTTTAACATTGTCTTTCCATCAGTGGATGCAGTGTACATTTTATATGGGGACCTAGCATCTCTTATATAATCACCAATCGAAGGATGCATATAAAATCGCGGGGATGTTGCGAGTTTATCAATACGTTTGGCATTTAGTGCGTCTTTTCGTTCAGTTTGTAATATGGTATGTTTTTTTAGAACACTATCCCCATTTTCCGCTATAACCCGCACTCTATTTGCGAACGACCCACTTTTTTCACCCTGTATAAAAGGCATACTATACAAATCGCTGTACAATGTACCGAGATTTTCACCGGTAAAGTTTGCCATACCTAGTCTAGCAGCATTTATTTTTATAATTGGACGTGGTGGTTTAAATAAATCATTCCTGTTAATACGCTCGTATCGTCCGTGCATGTAAATCACCAATATCGGCGGGTTAATTTCAAGATATTCTTCATCTGGAAATTTGAATTTCTTCATTCTATCTATTTCTCCTTTTTCCAACCTGTGTTTTTTTGCTATTAAAATGTCTGTAATTTTCGTTGTATCTAGAGGCGTATGTGGATGATATGATGAGGTATGTCGCGGTAATAATTCGTGTGATAATTCGGGTGGTGATAGTTCGTGTGACACCCTAGCGCCCATTTATACTTATACTTATGATAATAAATGATATTTAAAACGTATGTATCATTTATTATATCAACATGGTGGTTGTTGTAAAATATTTTCACGAAAAGGATGCGGCAGAATTCAATGAGTTGATTCGTACACACGACGAACGCATTATATTTTTACATCATCACTTATCATTGAAAACACAGTTACGATTAATCATTAATGATTTAGGAACTGAAACTCGTGACATTCTTGTGGTTCGTTTTCCTAAAGTAAAATCACTTAATCGTAATCAAATTGTGATGGATATTTTAATGCGTGGTGCAGTTACATACGGAGATGGAAATGTTTGGTTTCCAAAAGAAGTATGGATTTTCAACCCGTCTATATAAATTTACCGGCGGCGTTTAGACTTGCGCACCTTGGGGCGTCGTCCCTTCGACCGCCGTCCCTTCGACCGTCGTCCCTTTTTAGAACCTCTCTTAACGCGTCTGCTGCTCGAACGACGCCCTCGTTTACCTGTCATAACATGATGTCCAGTTAGACTTGCACCCATACCACTGAGACGTTCGCTTGCCCTGAAAAATGGATTCCCTCCAGTCATTGGGACAGAATCGAGAGCACCTGACACAGCACCGATATCACCTGGTACAGCAGGCATCATCTGATCCGCAATGCTGCTACCAACTAAACCATAAGGACCACTCATTATATATATATATATGAGATAATTATATGAAATAAATGAAAAATATAGAATCAAACGCGGATATATTTTGAATAAACAATTGTCAGATATTAAAAAAAATATACTATAATAATTATGGACGCATACATTTACATCCAGTTATATTATGAAAAAATGCGAAAATTGCGTGATGCAAAAAAATAATTTAGTATAATGGAATTTTAAATGTGTCCGTTCATTTTTCCTATGGTTTCCCAAAATGATTTCAGAAAGTATGAGGTATCCATTATATTTATAATCAAATATAATTGAAAAACATAGTGATAATACATATACATTATATATGACGCGTATATGTATCATAGTGGAGTCACCACACAAATGTTCTACGATTCAGAAATATGTGGGGAATGATTACAATGTTATTGCTTGTTATGGTCATTTCAGGTGTATAGAAACGCTTGGTGATATATCGAAAGAATCTTATAGTATTAAATTCACAGATATTAAATCGAAATCATCTGTTATTAGTCGATTAAAGAAATGTATCAATGAATCATCTGCTGTGATTATAGCAACTGATGATGACCGGGAAGGTGAAGCAATTGGATGGCATATATGTGACAGGTTTAAATTATCTCTAAATACACCTAGAATTATATTCAATGAGATTACATATGATGCAATATCTCGGGCGCTTAATAAACCAACCATTATTAACTTGTCAGTAGTAAACGCCCAGAAAACGCGACAGGTCATCGATATGTTAATTGGATATAAAGTGTCTCCTCAATTATGGAAATCTATAGGTACGCCTAAATTATCTGCAGGGAGATGTCAAACACCCGCATTGAAATTAATTTACGATAATTATAAAACTACCCAACAACAAAAAGAGACGTTTAGATATGTAACATCTGGATATTTCACTGATAAGAATATACATTTTGTACTAGATAAGGAATATGATACAATTGATACTATGAAACATTTCATGGATATGTCAAAGGACTACATACATGTATTATCGCATGACGATACCATCATTAAATCAACTGAACCACCGGTACCATTCAATACCTTATTGTTGCAACAGGCATCCGGAACAGAGTTAAAACTTACAACAAAGGATACAATGAATGCCTGCCAGTTACTATATGAGCGTGGATATATAACCTATATGAGAACAGATTCAAATAAATTCAATTCTGGATTTATGGATACATCCATTCAATACATTGATGCCATATACGGCAAAGGTTATGTAACATTCCCAATCGATAAGGATATGATATCAGATGATACGTCAGCGCACGAGGCGATACGACCGACAGATGTTTCGGTTCTAACCCCGGAAGATGTGACCAAAAATGCATCTAGAATATATACCCTCATTCGAAACCGAACCATTATGAGTTGCATGAAACCGATGATATCTTCAATTATTAAATGTAAAATAAGTGCTCCAATGGGTAGTGCATATACATATAAATCATCCCGAATTGATTTTCAAGGGTGGAACATCGTAACGAACGGAAATAAAACCGATGATGTTTTTGAATATATTAATAAGATTTCAGATGGGAATGTTTCCTATAATAAGATCACATCTTTACAAATAGCAAAGGATGTACATCGCCATTATAATGAATCCGGTCTCCTTCGGATAATGAAAACAATGGGAATTGGTCGCCCTTCAACCTATTCGTCTATTATAGAGACATTAAAAGAACGAAAATATGTTAGATATAGCAATGTAGAAGGAATTGTATACAAATCATATGATATGGAAATGATAGATGGGGTTATAAATACGAGTACAAAGGAAAAGACGTATGGTGTCGAGAAAAATAAATTGGTAATTCAACCATTGGGTGTAGACGTGGTCGAATTCCTGAATACATATTATTTGTCCCTATTTAATTATTCTTACTCTGAAGAGATGGAAAACAGGTTAGATGCAATTGGATCCAGTGACACGTCATGGTATAACGTATGCAATGATTGTAACAATACGATAAATGAATGTACCAAAAAGATTGCATCAATGGAAAAAGGATACAAATTAGACGACCAACATACGTATATAAACGGAAAATATGGACCTGTTATTAAAATCATAACAAATGGCGTGGTGACATTTAAACCTGTCATATCTGAAGTTGATAGTGAAAAACTCAAAAATGGATTATATAAACCAGATGATTTGATTAAGAAATCATCTGACGATGTGATATTAGGAGAAATAGATGGACATAATGTATATATAAAATCTGGAAAATTTGGAAATTATATATATTATAATGATAAGACTTATTCTATACCAAAAGGAAATGAAACGTTGCAATTGGAAGAGGCAATGAGAATTATTAACGGAATTCGTGAGATATCACCTACAATGTCGGTAAGAACCGGTCCAAAAGGAATATATCTTATGGTAAAAACGAAGGGAAAGGGTAAACCACTATTTAAATCGTTGAAAGAATTTAAACACGATCCATATAAATGTGATATTTCATTATTAATAGATTGGATGAATTAAGACCGAATTCTATAATTAGTTGGTATTTCATCAATCAAATGTTTTATATCCAATGTAAATTCAAATGGATAATCCTGAAAGTTGACCATTCTACCATTATGGTACCTGAATTTGAATTCTAACCTAGACAATCTATTGATTGGTTCATCAAAAGTTGATATATTAGAGATATTATTTGTAAATGGTTCACTCCTTACCGTAAGTGGTTCATGTATTATGGGTATTTTTGCAAATGCAGAATTAATTGTTCCACCAACCCCATCATTTCTTGTATAAATAGACGACCTATTTGATGCAGTTATAGTCGTATTATTTGTCTCCGAATAAGGGATTATCTCGTCATATTGATTATAATGTTTGACTTCCATGTATATAGAGGTATCACCTAGTATACGCGGATTAACGTCGGCGTAAACTACCTGAATATGGTTGCCATCATCTTGATATACAACCGGCACTTCACTTTTATATCCAAAGATTATGTTTTTGTCTTCTCCGTCAGCATATGAGGTAGACACATAATCTGTTTTTGTATTGAAACCGAGATTATATCCTATACCCCACCCAGAATAGTTAAGATAAAGGGGTGGCATGTTACTGCACGTGTCATATTCACCCGGAATTGAAAATTTAAGTGTAAAACTGTCTTTGTGATTTGTGAATAAAAATTTATGCGATATCTCATTGTATAAGACATTAAATCCGCTGTATGCTATATCGACTTGTTTGTTTAATCTGTATTTTAATTCATTCGCTAATTGGGTTGAATTGTACGTTCCTTCAGGTAATTCAATTTCAAATATTGTGGCGCTTGTTCCTACCGTATAGAATAATTTTGTATTTTCGTTTATATTAGATATAACATTCTGATTAGAAGGAAATATTGATGTCGTAAGTGTCAATGATGTAACCTTATGTATGCTTGCTGGTAAATCAATCGAGAAATGATTTGAATTTTTCCATTTTTGTATATCTCTATCAATCGAGTGTACCGAAAGTTTACTCGACGTTAATACATACGTATTTTTTCTGTCAATAATTGGTTGCACAAGATTCATATAATATATAGGGTTAATTTATTTAATCTAATAAATATAATTATATTATAATGGGAAAGAATACAAAGACGTATAGAACAACTATATTGGGTATTTCAATCCCTACATTAGTAGCAAATATAGTGTTCTTATATTGTATATTCGACAGAATTACGAAAGAGAATTATACATTAAGATTGGTACTTGGTGGCATATTTTCAGTCGTAAATATTATAACATCTAGTATATATTTAGCGTATTGCGATATATTAGAAAAGAAAAAAACTGACAATATCAATGATAATAATAAAAATAGATCACATTTTGCAATTGGTTCATTGGCGGTTGTAACCATTGCGATAGCGTTGGGTGTAGATGATTTTTATACAATCAATCAAATGTTAGAAAATGGATTATCAAGATACATTAATGAGTTCGCTCCTGATGCAGTTAGAGTGGTTATGTTCTTATTATCCATGAGTGCATTTGTTGTTTCTGTTTATAATTTTCAATACGCGAGATATTCCATGACTGATTAGTCTACTATTTGAGTTTATATATTAATCCATAATTTGTGTTATTTTCCCATATACCTGATATTTTCAGTACCATATCATTGAATTTCCTACAATTACGTCTTTCTATGTTTTCCTTTATATAATAACACGGTACTAGATTATCGATATTGACTCTACTAAGTATATCATATTCTATACTAATCAATTGTTCCATACGGGTTTTATATAAATGTGCGGTTATAGGAACATTTATGTATAACCCATTCATATCAAAATGTTCCGTACTGTAACCAATTCGCTGAAACCATTTCATATTTTTTATCTTGTTTAAAACTCTACTTCCCAGATAAATATTGTGATGTTTAATATCATCTATATCAATGAGAATAATCATATACTCGTTATATGTGATTATTCTTTATAATGTATAAAGGCAAGAGATTATATTATCTTAATGACCAGTGTCAAACGATTAGTCAAAATAAACCAATGTATACGAGATGATAACAAAAGATATAACTTCATTATATATGGACCACACCAGGAGGATAGTTATAATATATTTATGAAATATTTATCAGGGTATACGTCAGATGAATATACAACTAAAAAAATGCATTTTACGATGTTATCTGGATACGACATATCCATTAAAAAAGGTATTAACCATTTCGAATTAAATATGGAATTTATACCAAATATAAAAATATGGAATGAGTTATATGACCACATACGTGATATAATGATTGCAACCAACATGAAACAATCTGTCATTTTATGCAATAATTTTCATTGTTCTGTAACAGATGTAATTGACACCATGTATAGTTTGTTCGATGATACATCACATCCCGATATACATTTCGTTTTATTATCTAGAGACATAACGTTTATTAGTGAATCGATACGAGATCGATTTATTACAATTCGTTCAAAGAAAGAATGTATCAAGAAAATTCATAGTTCATATGATAACATGTCTGATTCTATAACCTCGTTTATATTGAACATTGATGAGATTACTTATCATTCAATAAGAAACATCGTATATGATATATTTATTCATAATCTCAATCCAATCGACTGCATATTGGACGTAATTGGTAAATTAATATACAATAAAACATTCCCGATAACACCCGATGTGTTAACCAATATTAATTATCACATCAATGGGATGCATAAAAACTATCGGTCTATTTATCATTTAGAAGCAATGATGGTGTATTTAGTATCAAATGTACATGGACTATTCAACGTCGATATATAATCTTGGAATAAAGGGAGATGTTAATGCAAAAACAGTAAAGATGGCGTATCATAAGGGATGCTTAAAATATCATCCAGACCGAACAATGCGAGACACTCGTGAAGAATTCAATACAATACGAGTATCATATGAATATCTTATGAATCATATTGAGAATGACACGACATCATCTAAGGTTGAGCATTGTTCTGATAAAAAACAAATGTATTATACAATCATTGATAAAATGATAGATATAATTTCAAATATGAACATCGAAAATTACGATATATTAGAAACATTTGGATTACCTGAATGTGTAATCAATAAAATTAAAAAAAATGCAACTATGATGGAATACAACATTAACCCAACAATTGATAATTTATTAAACGATGACATTTATAGATTACCAATTTATGGAAGTGTATATATCATCCCCATGTGGTGGGGGAGCACCATTATTGAAACGAATACCGGAAAATCCGTCATTATAAACATGTTGTATGAATTACCACATAATGTAAAAATAGATGATGAAAATAATGTCATTGTTTCACTAAACAGATCGATTAAATCTTTAATGTCTAAAGATGTAATATCATTCCATATAGGTAGTATAGAGTTTGTTATAAAAATAAAAATATTAAAATATCAGACAATTACATTGTCACATAGAGGGTTGCTGGATCAAAGTGCAGATGATATTGTAGACGATATGAATCGGAAAGATATTATTGTGTATTTAACCTTAGACTGATGTATCCTTCTTTCGCCTTACCACCTTCTTCTTCGCTGGTTCTGGTGCAGGAGTTGCCTCTTCCTCTTGAGGTTGGTCCTCTTCTGGTTGGTCCTCTTCTGCTGCACCACCACTATCTTCTGCAGTTTCATCTGGTTCATCGTCCTTCAGAACCGCTGCTTCAGAGTCACTCTCACTATCGTCGTCTTCGATCACCCGCTCTTTCTCTTCCTCGGACAATGCAATACAGCATTTTCCACGCAGAGATTCGCGTGGTTTTACAACTGCCTGGAACAGGCGCCAAGTCACTCCGAATTTCCCGTTCACAAAGTACAGACCACCACACTTAATCGCACATGCAACGTGACTATTTGGGGGGATAAGGTCAAGTGGAGTGACCTCATCGTCATTCGGATCAGGGAAGATTAGTTTATTCTTCACATCGTATAGTTCACAATCAAACTTGCTCTCGCCACCATCGCGTCCGGGCCACTTGTCAAGTTTAATCCGGAGGGTTGGTGCGCGGTCTGGGTTGCGTTCACCAGTTGCCTTGTCAATGGAATACGAAAGCATTGGGTTGAATAGAAGGTCAACCCCTTCTGCCGAAATACTCGTCTTTCCCAACCATTCCTTGGAATGCTTCACTGCATCACGCTTAATGCGCTCCTCAAACGCCTTCATCTTAGTAAGTAGTTTGTCTGCCTCGTCATTGGGATATTGACTGGTGGGAAACTGAATTGACAAACTATAAGTAGTGCGACCCCCATCTGGAGAAACCATTTCCTGTGCACCCCAGCACATAACCAATGGAGTATTTACAATTAGTTGCCCACCATCACGAATAATTCCAACCGATTTGCCACCTGCCTTATTGGGGCGCACCTTGGTGTATCCAAAGTCGGTCTCAGCGTTGAATTTGTCGTAGGGGATTGCGATCATGTTCTTCTTGGTTGCGCTCATCTTAACTGGTATACATTACATATACGCCAAACCTTTATATCAATTTTATAAACAATTAGGGTTATCCGTTGAGTAAAATGCAATTCATTTATAACGTTATTGAATTGCATTTTATCTTATATAATTATATATGATACACCATTCTTTGACAAATGAATCTAACAATCTCATACATATGCTTTATATGTCGTACCCAGAATATATGCAATCGTATAAACCAACCAATAACAATTCATATTCTGTATTTTACAGATATATGTATGATCTGATACGTAAGCACAGCAACCATTCATTTACCATTGTACAACCAAGCAACATTATCCCTCCATATGATAACCTATTACAAGGTGAATATACCCCATATGTATTTACATCTTTTATTTACAATAAGATAAAATATCAGTATACTACGGTTGTAACACTTTATGGTGTTAATGTGCGTATTATTGTTTCATCTGATCGTAGTATAGATTCATCTACATTAAATCGTAAAATAAACCGATTTGTAACTTCTATGTCTATATGTCTTGAACACAAATGTGATCGTATGTCAAGAGATGTAACTATATACGTATATGAAAACCCGTTGGGAAAAGATATCTATTCAGATACAAACATCTTGGGACCACTCAATGTAAACTCTGGTATTTCATATGTTGATGGTGGAAAATCGTCTGTTATTTTTCGCGCACAAGAGTCATTAAAGGTATTCTTACATGAGGTGTTACATCTTACTGGATATGGTCCACATAGAATGGATGCATCTATATCAAAAAAACTGAGGAAAATAATACCAATAAATTCATCAGTATCTGGTGAAGAAATATACGTTGAGATTTTAGCGCGCATAATTAATTGTGGGTATATATCATATGAGAACTGCAATGAATCGTATGATATGTTTCGGAATATTATCGACCGGTGCATATACATCGAGACGATATTTGCATGTTGTCAGACAAAAAAAATATTAAATCATAATGGTATCACTCATTTAAAACTGGATAAGGATGCAATGTCTAGTTACAAGGAAGATTCAAATGTATTTGCATATTATATAGCAACTGCATCGTTATTTGTATCAAAAGAGTTCATACCTTGGATGGTAACCCATAATAATGGATTGAAGTTTAATCTAAATAACGAAACAATGAATAGTTACATATCTATATTGAAACGGGCGCTGAACAGCAAGAAATTTTACAATTTGTGTAATAGTGTCAAGATACACAAGTCATTTGGATTGAGAATGAGTGTAATAGAATTAAAATAAAAATTGATATAATACAATGTGATATTATAAGTCAAAAACAATGGGAGTGAAACATCTAAACAAGTTCATACGATTAAATGCAAATGAAGGTGTGATAAAAACCCACCTAGAGAATTTGTCGGGATGGGTAGTTGCAATCGATACTAGTAATTATTTATATCGGTTCGCAAAAAATGGTTCTATGATACGCGGGTTGTATAATATGATTAATACATTGAAAAGATATGAAATTATCCCTCTATTTGTACTTGATGGTGTACCCCCATCTGAAAAAACTGGAGTGTTAAATGAGAGACGACGGGATCGATACATTGCTTTAGACAACTACAATAAACTTAAATCAGATAATGACACAATGATGACCACCATTGATTATACGAAAATGAGAGAATATAAGAGGAAATCAACCTATGTATCTAGGTATGACGTTATGAATGCAGTTAAATTGATGGATCTAATGGGGGTTAGTTACATCAAGGCGACTGGTGAAGCAGATCAGTTATGTTGTTTGTTTACGATAAAAGGAATTACAAATGCATGCATGAGTGAAGATATGGACATGTTTGTATATGGAACCAACACGGTATTGAGATACCTTAGTCTTATTCACGACAATGTTGTTATTTATGATTATCATACAATATTGAATGAACTGGATATACCTAAGGATGATTTCACAAGTATATGTGTTCTATCTGGTAGTGAATACAACAATAAATATAAGTATGAAGATATGATATCGGTATTCGATATTATGAATATGTATAGTAAATATAGGAAATCAGGTAGTAAACTTCCATTTGTAAAATGGATAACAATATTTTCCCATAATATCGATACAATCGATATAGGATTATTCAACAGGATCATAGAAAATTATGATATCAATAATGATACATTACCTGATTTTAAAATCAATTCCAAAATTATCACAACCAATAATGAAATTATGGATTTCGTTAATGGATTTGTAAAATAAAGTGTATAATGCAATAAATATATTTTTATCTTACTATATAAGGTGTATATTAATTGCGTTAAATGGTTTAAAAAGGTTATGTATGGATATAGTATAATGCCTGCCAAAGTCAAAGCCACCAAACCCACCCCAGTTGTAGCTGCCGCCGATACTAAGAAGTCCCAGAAGGCACAGAAGAAGAGTGATGCTCCTGCCCCTAAGGAACCTGCTGCCCCTAAGGTGGTTGCACCAAAGGAGGAGGTTGCTGCTGTTCCAGTAATCAAGGGTGACGAGGCATCCAAGAGTGAGTGTGTGCGTCTACTTGCTCGTGTTCAGTCGGTAATGACCGAACTCGCTACACTCAAGAGGGAACTTGCTCTTCTTGATAAGCAAATCGTCCGTGATCTTCGCGCTTCTAGCAAGAAGTCTGGAAAGCGTTCCACCCCGAAGGGTGACCGCCAACCAAGCGGGTTTGTAAAACCTGCCAAGATTACTCCTGAACTCGCCACTTTCCTTGGAAAGGCGCCTGATACTATGATGGCGCGCACCGAGGTTACCAAGGAGATTAACTCCTACATCCGCGAGCACAAACTTCAGGACCCCACCAATGGGCGGATTATTGTGCCAGACGCTAAACTCAATGGACTCCTAAAGGTTTCCAAGGGCGACCAACTGACCTACTTCAACCTCCAGCGGTACATGAAGGTGCACTTTGTACCCAGTGCTCCTGCTGCAGCAACCGCCTAAATATTAGATTATTGTAAATATAATACCAAAGATTATTCATTATAAAATAATGAATAATCAAACATTTCTATTTAATTTCACAGGTAATCCGTGACCAAATAGTATCATATAAATTAACACAACTGCTGATAAAATGATACTTCTATTCTCGGCAACTGCCTGTTTATTTCCAACATACATTAGGATACCATAAACGAAAAGTCCTATTATCGCAGAATGAATTACCATAACAATTCCTCTCTCCATCTTATATAATTTATATATTTTTTCTAACGTTCATTAATTCTTCCGAAACCAATGGGGGGTTTCTGGGTATATATTCGTGTAACTTCGCCCGAAGTGTTAATTTAAGCGTATCCCGAAGATTAGACGAAGATGAAAATTTCGCCATTAATGCTTTGTACAATATATCACTCCGATTATCGGAAAATAAAGGGTCTATCTTAATCTCAATTGGTCTCACCTGTTTACCTTTGTATTTACCAGATAATGTACCCGCAGATTCCGCAACATACGGGTCATTCGATAATTCACCATCTGGATTGACATCAATAGCAAATTGTAAATAGAATTTATTATCGTGTTTTTTGAACTTATTTGCATTTAGATAATGAGTAACTGAATTCCACGTATGATTATCTAACTGAAATGGATGTATATAACTATTAGATAAGGTTCTTCTCCAATGAGAAATTGCACCTAATCGTCTGTATGGATTTTCTTTATATGATCCCAATTTCTCGCCGTTTCCTTTGCCCGGTCTCGCATCCATAGATCGTATGTAATACTGGAATATGTCACCTTCATCATATGTATCATCCAATGTAACATGCGGTATTTCACTTGGTAAACCAATTGACTTACTATCCATCATATCCCTAAATTCCTTAATCGTATAGTACGTACCTGCCATTTTCTCGAGACATGTTTTCATTACTAAATGTTTAATTTCATTTGGCAATTGCACGAACGTAAACGAACCCATACCCTTATATGTTACAAGTGTATAATGCTGTCCTGTATAGTTTAATAAAATGTAATACTTGGGGGAATATATGGTATCAGTTGATGGATTTTCACCACACGATAAAACAGACTCAGTTGATTTTTGAATATATGCACGTTTGTTTAGTAAAACCAGTTTGAGTTGGAGTAATTGTTCCAGTGAAGAAATCGCCCATGCATCTCCCCAATAATTGCTTGTTTTTACAACGAGTTTGAATTTTTCAAGTGAATCAACATCCTTCATGAACAAGAATTCATTCAATTGTTGTGTTTGTATTACCATCTCGCTATTAACGCTCTTTAATTCATCTTGTTTCATACGGAGAAGTTCCTTCGTTGCAGTGTCTCCATTTCCGTCAACGGTTTTTACCATTTTCCGTCTAAGTGATGCTATTTCTTTTTTAAGACCTGCGATCGTAGTTTCTAACTGACGATATTCTGAAACAGTCGAATCGTACAATACCTTGTAATTCATATAAACGTAGTCTTTTGCATTATCTGATATTTTTTTCCGTAACTCCTTTACACTGATCGTTATACCCGACAACTCGAGTGCATCGCGGATCGATGAGAATAGGCAATCACCTCCTCCTTCATTGTCGATTATATCATAATCTTTATTTTTCATAAAACTCTGAATCCATGGTTCACCTGGAGTTTTTTTATATGGAACCGGTGGTTTCGGTATTTCTATATCAGATGTACCATCTCCAATCGCTGGTATGTTGAATAAGATGATATCGTCCAGTTTATTTAGATCGATGTCACCATCTTCATCTGTTACATCGCCAATATCCTTGTAAAGTAGTTCATATATACCAATCTTTTTACCAACGGCATCATCCAATACATCATACACGTTATAGAATACTACACCATAATTCGATAAAAATGTATCGTCTAATTTACCAAGCACTATCTCAGTTTCTGTATCATTAATGACTATATCATATATAGACGATTCGTGTCCGATGTCTGATGGATTTACTGATGTATTGGTTGTATAATCAATACCTCTATTTATCCTTGACAATACCATTATAATATTAATAGTCATTTTATAAAATATTACTTCAACATATCAACTATATCCATATGCCTAAATATTACCTTATTTGATATGTATTCACTCTTTTTCATATTCATTATATGTAATAGGTTAGTATTTATCTGTTCCCATTTTTCTGTAAATGATAATATATCTTGTGAATCTAGGATTATCATATACAAAATTTCTGTATATTCCTCGTTTATTTCTATAATATTATTTGATTGTATTAGTTCGGTTTGGATACGTTCAATAATGTTTAATAGGTAACTAACTGGTAAAAATCCATTGTTTGTCAGTTGTATTATCATCCGAATAACAGATTTCCTGTTGTCATTTTTCTTTATATATTCACAGTAACTATCGTATGATACGTTTGGGTTACAATAATTGAAATTATGCATATCGGTTTCGAATGATTCTATGTATGATTTCACGATATCATGTGCAATTGGATAATGCATACCAAACTTATTGTAGATTGATGCATATAATTTAGCGTATACGGAATTATTCATCATCATTATCGATAGAATTTTCTCTCCTAATGTCTTAATATCTGCCAAATCTGTATACGTTTTACATTCATTGATGATAAGTTCAGATAATTTACAATAATTTTCATCTGATAATTTATTGATATGGCGTCTTATACTAAGTACTGACGACTCTATGCCGGTTAATGTATTTGATTTTATAAATGTTTTTTTATGCACTGGTCCTCGCCAACTATTCGAAACCTTAGTGTTATTAATTTTATCATTTAGATTGAGTTTCTTTATAATGTCATTTAATATATCCAACGTATCGGTTGGTATATTAAATTCGTAATCTCCCGAATTAATCAGGTTAGATGTATCATCTAACGTAAATGATGGCATTATTATACTATATATTATAAAATTAAACCTTTTATATCTATATTAACTATATTACAATTTAAACCTTTCTATATGAAATATATATATGGAATCGTCAGAAGAAGACGCCTCATCTTGGGATGACATTGGTGTATCTATGGATGTTCTTAGAGGCATTCATTCCTATGGTTATGAGAAACCTAGTCCAATTCAGTCAAAATCGATCACTCCGATTATAAATGGTGGTGATGTTATTGCACAGGCGCAATCTGGCACTGGTAAAACCGGTGCATTTACGATCGGTCTTTTATCTAGGATAGATTTAGATAAGAAAGGAATACAAGCAGTTGTCATATCCCCAACACGGGAGTTATCGCAACAGACTAAAAACGTAATTGATTCTATAGGTACATTTTGTAAAGGATTAAACACTAAACTCCTTGTTGGTGGTACAAGTACTCGAGACGATATACACGATATAAAGTATAATACTCCCAATGTTATTGTGGGATGCACTGGAAGAATATACGACATGATGGAGAGAAATCCAAAATACTTTGACCATATATCGATTGTAATCGTTGATGAGGCGGATGATATGTTATCTGGTGGATTTGAAGAACAATTATACAATATATTTAAATTTCTTCAACATGATACACAGATTGTATTATTTAGTGCAACATTACCTCAAGAATTATCAAATATAACCTCGAAATTTATGAGGAATCCTACTGAAATTTTGGTGAAAGCAGAGAAACTAACTCTTGAAGGGATTCATCAGTATTATGTGTCATTGGCGGATGATAATGATAAAATGGACACCATAAAGGATTTATTCGGTCTACTCAATGTGTCGCAAACAATTATTTATTGCAACACTATGGAGAAGGTTCAATCTCTATACGAATACATGGTTGAAGACGGATTCTCTATAACGCGGTTGCACAGTGGGATGACACGTGATGAGCGAACTGAATCATACAATGCGTTTCGTTCTGGTAAACAACGAATACTCATTTCATCTAATGTAACTGCTAGAGGTATAGATATACAACAGGTAAGTACCGTTATAAATTTTGATATTCCAAAATGTGTAAACACTTATTTGCATCGGATTGGACGAAGTGGTAGATGGGGTAGAAAAGGAACCGCAATAAACTTTGTTACTAAATATGACATAAGATATATTGATGATATAGAAAAGCATTATTCAACCAAAATAGAGGAATTGCCTCTGGATTGGGACAAATACGTATGTTAAGTGGTATATTTGTATATGCATTTTATAATGAATAATATATCTGTTTTCAAATTACCAATTGAATATGTGAAAAAATGCCACGTTGTCAGTGATAATGTACGAAACGACCTAGAGATGGTTTTAACTGACCGATCAGATAAAACATTATATAATACTCTTTTTGATTCTGACACCGATATAGATCCTTATTGTAATATATGCATCAATCAGTGGAATAAATTCTACACAACCGATAAGACATTCCTTAAAGATACGTGTTCTATCATAAAGACAATAAATACAAATGTGGATATGTGTAAAGACGACAATATGTTTGAATTATATAATGATATCTCAAATAATGACGGATTTATGGAGAGATATGTCTCATATATAGAATGGTCAAGAATGGAATCACTTAATCGCAATGAACGATTTTTACAGTTGAGTGGAATGTATCATATTATTGCCCCATTAATATCTATCATTATACCAATCGCAATATTTTTTGTACCCTTTTTGTTATTAAAGATGTCAAATGTACCGATAACAATAGATTCATATATATCAAACCTGAAACATCTCATAAGCAGAAGAGGGTTTGATATAAGGGGTGGATCAGAAACCAACGTTTATTTAATATTATCAATCATAATATACATTATTCAGATATACCATAATTCAATGGCGTGCATCAAGTTCAGAAAAACAATTTGCACGGTACAATCTGAAATGTGTAAAATACAATCATATCTACGCCATACAAATACAAGAATGTCCAAATTTATAGAGAGTGTCGCAATGATAGATAGTTACAAAGAGTTCTGCATTGATGCATCCAAACATTACGCAATCCTTAATGATTTTATGACAAAATTAGATGAAATATCTTCGATAGAAACGGATAAGATATCAATATACGACACATTAGAATTAGGAAAGAAACTAAAAGGATTTTATGTCGTGCACAACGACGAATCAATAAGAGATTCTATATCTTACAGTATTGGGTTTAATGGTTACATTAACAATATGTTGGTATTAAATACTAAATATAGAGATGGCACTATAACGTCCTGCAAATTTAACAAGAAACGTAGTAAAATCAAGGGCGGATATTTTATAGGCACGTCAACAAATAGTGATATAATAAGAAATACATTAGATTTATCCAAGAATATCATTATTACTGGTCCCAATGCATCTGGAAAAACCACCATAATGAAAGGAATGTTATTTAATAATATATTATCACAACAGATTGGTTGTGGATGTTATAGACGCGCCAATATAATGATATACGACAATTTCCATAGTTACATGAATATTCCAGATACATCTGGAAGAGATAGTTTGTTCCAGGCGGAAGCGAGACGTTGCAAAGAGATAATACAAACAATAGAAACTCAAAAGGGTAACCATTTATGCATATTTGATGAATTGTATTCGGGAACGAATCCAACCGACGCAGTATCTAGTGCGATGGCATTCATCGGGTTTATAGATACAAACAAATCGGTTTCATTTATGCTGACAACGCATTACACAAAAATATGTGAATATGTCGAAGAACTCAAAGGCGCTGATAACTATCATATGGATGTAACGACAATTGGAGACAGAGACATTCAATTTACATATAACATATTGAAAGGTATATCAACTATAAACGGTGGTGTAAATGTATTGAAGATGATGCAATATCCAGATGAGATATTAAATAATGTCATTAAATATTCAAAGAAATAATGTTCGTTTATAGACGTATTTATTTGTATGTGAGTTATATATTATGGGCGCAGTTGGATTTTGTCCCGCTGTTATTTTAACGCTATTTGTAACCTGTATAGGAGTAATAATGGGATATCTTTTGTACATGAATAGACAATTGACCAGGTTGAATAACACAGTCACTGCACAACAAGATGTCTTGTCTACATTAATCAAGGATATCAAATCTTCACACGAGGCACCTCTTGTAGATCATCAATATGGTGCGTCTCCCGTTGCTATCAAAGTGGCAAAGATGGTAGAAGGACTCAAGACAACTAGTGCGGGTGGGGATGATAATCATTCAGATAGCGATTCAAATGGGAGCAATAGCGAAGATGATTCAAGTGACGACGAACCCGATGAACAGAATGCCGTTGTAGAGAAAGTTGAAGAAGCATTAAGAGAGTCACCCGAGGACGTTTCTGATGCAGTGATTAATTCACCATTTGGTGATATATCTTCTGTAATGTATATGGGAGGAGTAAAAGGTACCATCTCAATGGATGAAATTGGTATTGATAACATAAAAGATGTCATGGACAAAATGTCGGGGTTGATTACTAATGAATCTGGTTCTCAGTATGACATTGATGTAGATGAATTAGATGACCAACCTTCAGATGATGCAGAATTACCGAATGATACACCATCAACCATTGACGTGTCCAGTATGAAGGTATCAGAACTTAGAAGTGTTGTCACCGATAAGATGGGTCCGGTTGCAAATTTATCTAAACTTAAAAAAAATGAATTAATCGATTTACTCGGTGCAAATTAAAATATTTAATTATTTATATGAATAAATGTTGTTATTCTGCTTCAAATAATATTCACTCTGATTTACCTCCATTGATGAATGATGGACGAAATTTTACATCGTGGAATTCATCTTATAATAAAATAAATGACACGAATAAATTAAAAACAAATTGGGATTATAGACAATACCTCACTAATAATCCAGACATTATTGTAAGACGAGACAATAGTATTACAAAGTATCTGCAAGATGACGGGATGAGTCTTATCAGTGACTCTGGGTCTGCACCCGCTTTCACTGAGAACCGTTCAGTTAATAGTACCAAACCTGATGTACATGATGTAAGTGACCTTAAACTACAATATATAAATAAATATAATTTGATGAAAAGTAATGAGACACCTACCTTAACACAGGAGCAATTATTCAAATGAATTTATCACATAAACACATTAACATTATATGCATATAATGTTATTGAGCATAGATATAGGAATAAAAAACATGTCGTATTGTCTTATGGATGGGTCTGACATATGTGACTGGAATATAATTAATTTATGTAAGATTGAACCTTGTTGTTTAGATACAAAAAAAGGTAAATGTAACAAACCATCCAGGTATGTCCATCAAGACAAATATTATTGCACAACACATTCTAAAAAAATAAATGTGTGTAAAGCACCCGATAATTTTATAAAATACAGAGATAATAAACGATTATCGAAAAAAGACAGAGATATATTATTTACAAATTTAGATGTAGGCGATAATCAAACCCATGAATCCATTGTAAAACATGCATATGATACATTTATGATACCAATTGAAACAACAGATGCTACATCAATTAGTCTCATTACAATAGGGGAGTATTTGTGCAAATACATACCTGAATATATAGACGTGTCTAAGTTAACATGTGTTATTATAGAGAATCAAATAAGTACTATCGCAAGTCGGATGAAGGTTATTCAAGGAATGGTAACACAATATTTCATTTGTAACTGCAAAGGTATAAAAATAGAATATATATCATCCATTAATAAACTTAAATCATTTGATGTTCCGAAGAAAACTTATAAGGATAGGAAGAAATCTGGGATAGAAGTTACAAAGAACATATTGTCTGGAAAATATAAAAAATGGGAATCCTTTTTCTTATCACATAACAAAAAAGATGATCTTGCGGATTCATTTTTACAGGCACTTTGGTATTTGTCTTAACTTATTACGTTATTATATATTTAAAAATAGATGAATATATAATAATATGTCGTCCGAACTGGATATAATTGAGGTAACTGATTTATCCAGTGAAGGCGCGGCGAGTGGAAAGATTGACTTTGGTGGGGGCGCTGAACTGCTGATGAACACACGCAAACAGAGTAGTGATAGTGTAGATAAATTACCCAAGACAAACGATATATCTTCCCTTGAAGATGATCTAAACGAACTCACATCGAACATACAAATCCCTACTTTGAATTTTTCAGAACCTTTGCCATCAACACCTATCATTAACCCTCCACAATCACCTGGACCACCACCCCTTACTGATACCGATTCAAATATAGGTAAAGCAACATCCAATTCAGAAACAGATAATATTTTTAAACCGGTTGTGTCTCTTGATATAGAACAATCTACAAAAAAAGTGCAGCAGACTCCAGAGGAGAAACAACGCGACAAGTTGATTGCTCTAAGAAAGTTAGAAGATTTGGAATCAAAAGGGGTAAAACTCTCAAAGCATTATACGATGGAATCGTCTATTTCTGAAATGAATGGTGAATATGAGGTTCATATATCGAATAAAGAACGATCAAATAGCATAAAATTCCAAGGTAAAATGCTTATGATGGCAATCACTGGTTTAGAGTTTCTAAATTCTAAATTCGATCCATTTGATGTTAAGTTGGATGGATGGGGCGAACAACTTAATGAAAACATTGACGATTACGATGAAATATTTGCTGAACTCCATGAGAAATATAAACAGAAAGCGAAAATGGCACCAGAAGTGAAATTATTATTCCAATTGGCAGGATCAGGTATTATGGTACATATGACAAACACGATGTTTAAATCTGCAATGCCCGGAATTGACGATATTATGAAACAACATCCTGATTTAGCAAAACAGTTTACATCTGCCGCCGTTAATAGTATGGGTTCAAACAACCCCGGGTTTGGTAATTTTATGAATGATATAACTGGAAATAGTCCTCCGCCACCCAGTATGAATGTTAAACCAACAAAGTCCACAAGAGACAGAGACCCACCTACTAAATCGTATCAGACCAACACAGATGGTGTAGACATAAGTGATCCATATTCAAGTTACAATACCGATGAAGTTTCCACAACAAATGTGTCCAGAGTAATGAAAGGACCAAGTGACATAGATGATATTCTATCTGGATTGAAAAATAAGTCGCCGCAACCCGAAAATAACGGGAGCACAGTAAGTCTGCAGGACTTGGCAGATATGAATAATGCATCTGTTCCTACTAGACGCAAGCGCAAGACGAAAAGTGACAAGAGTGTATCCCTTCCTGTCTAATGCATTCAATCTTACATATTTCTAAATAATTCACCAATTATTATTTTTGACTTCATGATATCCGAAACGGATAATTCTGAAAACCATCTGTAATTCGTTCGAGTCACGATGTCTCCACTTGGTATATATATCCCGTATATTTTTTTACGAAATGGTATATATGTACTACCTAGCAATCGGTCAACTGTAACCATGTATCCATCTGAATCTTCAATTCCAATCATATTTGCATCAATGATTTCAACGCATCCCGCATTGAATAATGAAATGAGTTCTTTTTGATGTTTACCTGTGAATATACTTTCATTTGTATAATCATTGGATACGAGTTTCTCCATTTTGGAAACGAGTTTCTCCATACAATTATTCTCTTTCTCGCACCCAATGAGCGATAAGGATGGTGAAAAGTCTGTGTAAGACGCCATTATATTCTTATTCAATACCTCACCTATTAATATATTATTGTTATTTATTGCATTGTCATATGCACTTATGAATGAATTACGACATATGAAACTTGGTGGTACAAATAATCCGCCGTATGTATACAGAATACGTGTTACTGCTAAATTTCTTACCTTTGTTTTCATTGGATCGGGTATAATATCCATATCTATATTCCAATTTGGTATAATATTAGATAATGAGTCATCATCTATCGTAACAATATTAAAATCTTCACTACAATACATCGTAATGCTCTTTATACATAAAGAAATATAAGGATATATTTTCCCATTTTTTTTTGATTCTTCTGAAATATAAATCCATAATATGGGTAAACTGTCTTTCTTGCCATTGTCATCTAGATACTTCTTAATTGACGCCATTTTATCATCTTTTTCTGTAAGGTTGCCGTTATATCTAGAAGACAATATTACCACGAGTGAGACAACCCCAACAACCAGCATATATTCACTATAATCATACATATATTATAGATAGAATATCTTTATTGAAAATGATATACGTATCATAATAAATTACTGGATACATACATCTTGATTTTTTTTAAAGTACGTGTTACACAATTCCTTTAATGTTTTACTATCACGTAATCGATTTAATGAAATATTAAACATATTCACAAGACTAGCGTGTCTCCGGTTAAATACAAATGCCAAGAAATCCTTTTCTAATATGACATCACCTCTTTCAAATTGTTTGTTTTTCTCGTTTTGAGTCGTTAATCCTGAATTCATATAAAACGCATCTACTTCTTCTTGATTATTGTATACATAATCACTCAAAACCTCATATGTATCCCCAGATGGATTGTCTACGGCAACAATATCAAAATCAAATTTATCGCGGTAATGATTTAATAATGTTTCATAAGATTGACCACGTATAACCGCAATTTTTTTACCATATAGATAATCAATGTCATTGAAAGGTTTTGATTTTAAATTTGCCGAAACGATTGAACTGGTTGTGTATGACGTCAGGAATATACCTATGAGTCCTGATATAAAAATCAGAACAGATCGAATGATAAGTCCATGTGATGAAACCTTATATATTTTTTCATTTAGTTTTGGATTAAGAACAAAACCTGGTTCGCCAAATAAGGTTGCTGCAACTCTCCACAACGACTCTCTATATGATATCTGGGATGGTACGATAGAATAATGAATAATCGAAAGTAGAATTGATACGATTATAATAAATACAAAAATATGTAGTATCGTGTATAAAATCTCAGTGTATTTGGAAATATCGACATCTCCCACCTTATTAGATTTGTCAGATAAGTAATAAAATGATGCAATATCTACTGAATGTGGACTACTAAACAATACGATTTTACTTCGTTCATATGTATTTGTTATGCCTCCTGATATGATGTCATATTCACCTTGCGCAAGTTTATCAATCATTTCATTATATGTATACTGTCTCCCTTCTTCTGGTATATATTCATATTCTACATTGAGATTGTTGTCATTGACTATTTTATCAATAATATCATATTCATACCCTGTTATATCACCTCTGGAATTTTTATATATATATGGAGGGGATTCAAGCAACCCGATCTTTAATGGTATCGAAGATAACAACTGTTCTTCTGCCATATTCATTGTATATATTCATATTATAAATGTTACAATATAAATATTATTTTGCCAGATTTCTTTGTCCCGATGTGAGATAATCGCTTTCGAATTCATTTGCTCTTATATACATAATGCCCGTTTCTGATGAAGTAAATACAATCCGCTTAATCTTAACGGCGTGGATAACATCCATACAATTTTTACATGGAGCAGAATTCATAAGAATCCCATATTTAGATAATCGCACGACATATAGTGTCGCATCTGAAAATATATTATCTGCCTTATCCACATAGTTTGCACTGCCTGGACCTATATTTGTACCTCTCGCGCACATTCTTATTTGATATGCTGTCTCGAATCGCAGAAATCTCGGCGTGACATGAACACATACCGCGTATGAATCCATCCCTTGATTGGGTGCGATAATTGTTGTGTCCGCGTCCAATTATCTTACCATTATCCACAATGACACATCCGTGACGCCTCGCCTCTGATGACTTATTGGCTTCGGTTGCTGCCTCATCAATATACTTGTACATCTTCATTGAAATCGTATCCATCCTATATAATGGTATGTTTATTTATCATTATATCAGTTTATATAAGTGTAATTAAAAATAGTTATTTGGAGACGGTTTGTCGCAATGATTAACATCTTATTCTTGTCATATCAACATTCTTAATAGTAAAATATTGTACCATAATCCGAAAGGAAGAAAAATCGATACGTGTTCTGCACAGATTCACCGCAAATGTGAAAGAATATTGGTTTTCCAATATTCCGCTGTTAATTTATATAATGTATCGCGTCTCAGATTGGTATCCTCATAAAATATTCTTTTTTCGCGCAACCATTCCTTTAACTTATCTGGTGTTATTTCGGATTCTTCCCATTCATTTACGAAAACAACTGGCAAATCCTTATATGCCGAATGTATACCACTTGAATATTTAATGATTGGTATAGAACCGGCGATAATTGCCTCGAATGCTTTGGGAGAAGGGTCCAATCCACCACCATTTACACACAACGTAAACGTGTAAGACGACAATGTCTCTAGAAAAACATCTTTATCTATATGGGGAACATATTCAACAATTTCATTCCATTTTGTTTTCGCCAATTTATCAACCAAATTACGTTCATGAGTCCATCCACGTGTCCGATGACAACATAACACTCTTATATTATCATCAAACCTTATTTGATTATTGAATTGCCGATTAAAATATAGTTTTAATTCTGGTGTTTCAAAAACACCCGTTGGAATTCCAATCATTTTTGGAAGTAATTCGTCGCAATTTTCAGCGAACCATTTCACTAAATTATCTTGGTTTAGTAGGGTTTTTATAACTGAATATTGTTTATCGTCGCGGGACCATCGAGGGTCAACCTGATTGGGTATGGTTTTATCTGAAAATCCTGTGATTAGTATGAATTTCGTATCCTTATTGATCTTTGGGTAATACATATTGTAAAATTTAGTTATGAATTCAACTTTCACATAGACACATTTAGGTTGAATGTTTATGTCACCAACGAATGTTTCCCTTATGTACCAATCACACATTGCCTGAATAAAGGTCTCATTTAATTGATTGGCATCGGTTATTCTCATTTTCAGTAGCGAATACTCCATTATAATTGTGTATAATATAATAATAAATGATTATTTATCGTAATTATAACATAAAAAATAATATATATATTTTCAATTATATATTATATTAGCATAACTATGTGTTTCATACGGTAACAAGTGAAGTTATTTTCACTAGCGGGTTTTCAAAATGAAACCCTAACATACCAATCTGGAACCCACATTCCACCTAAGTTGTGCCCTATGTAACGTATTTATTTTATACGTTGAATTCGGAGTTCCACGAAACATTGATGACATATATTTCACGTTACTTACATTCCATTTTGAAACGTCCCCATCAAATGGGGTATCCCTAAACATATAACTCATATCCTTCACCTTTTCCACATTCCACTCTGATACGTCCCCATCAAATGGGGTATTCTCAAACATATAACGCATATTTTCTACATTATTTGTTTTCCAATTGGAGACATCACGATTAAATTTACTAGATCCAAACATACTAAACATAGAAGTTACACTAGATACGTCCCATTCGGATACATCGCCGTCAAAGGGTGTACCACTAAACATAGCGTGCATATTTGTGACATTGCCAACCTTCCATTTGGAAACATCACCATTGAATTTGCTTC